ATGAAGGGTTTTGCGTTAACACTGTCTCTTTTATTGCTTGCCGCCAACGCGTCGGCGTCGGCAAAGATTATCACTGTCAGTAAATTTGAGTTTGGTAAACAGTGGGCATTCACTCGAGAAGAGGTGATGTTAGAATGCCGCTCAGGTCAGGCGTTATTTGTTATTAACCCAAGCACGTTGGCGCAATATCCATTAAATGATACGGCGGCTGAGCAGGTGAGAGCTGGTAAGGTTCTGGCCTCATCTTTGGATCCGTTGATACTTGAAAATAAAGAAAATCCGGGTCAGAAAATGAGCCTTTTGCCATTCCAGCGGCGTGCTTTGACTTTATGCGCCAAATAGCGCTAGAGATGATAGTCAGCGTGAGAACAACGGAAGAATCATATAACTATTCATAAATTTGCTAAAAATTCATTAGTTTTTCGTAGTGATTATTAAGTTGTTACGTTGAAAATTGGTAAAATGTGGGTCGTCTACTACGCTTAAGTGGTACGGCTTAATAAGCCTGCATGAAATGCCAACTTTTAGCGCACGGCTCTATCCCAAGAGCCATTTCCCTGGACCGAATATAGGATTCGTATTCGGTCTTTTTTTATTTGTCTTTATAAAACAATAAGTTATATAAAAATCAATGTGTTATGCCTCTTCCTGTTCCCTCGTGTTACCTGCTATTTCATCTTGTGCCGCCACTTTGCCGCCATTTAAAAAACGGGCTAATGGGTTGAAGTGAATCGCGTCTTCTAAGTGATCCGGGGCGAAGTGGGCATAACGCATAGTTACCCGAATATCCGAATGACCGAGGATACGTTGCAGGACAATGATATTGCCACCGGCCATCATAAAGTGGCTGGCGAAGGTGTGGCGTAATACGTGAGTCATCTGGCCTTCGGGCAACTCAATACCCGCTAATCTAATCACTCGGTAGAACTGTTTATAGCAAGGTGCAAAGGGAACGCCTTTACGCGCTGCCAACGATTCATACATCTCTTCCGACAGGGGAACAGTGCGGTTTTTCTTACCTTTAGTATGAATAAAGGTGATCTTATTGGGGGAGAGTTGCGAAGCCTTCATTTTTGCCGCTTCATTCCATCTGGCACCAGTTGATAGGCACAGACGAACGATAAGGGTTAATTCAGGGTTGCCATGCAAATCGCAAGCAGCGAGTAAACTATCTATTTGCTCATCGCTTAACCATGCCATTTCCCGTTCTGGTTGGTCAAACTCGCGGATATTAGCCAGCGGGTTAGGCAAACTCCATTCGCCCAAGCGGGTTAGTTCATTGAATACCGCTCGTAGAAACGCATGTTCACAGTTAACCGTACCGGTGGAAACCTTACGTGTTTCAAGGCTGGTACTGTAGCCATTATCAATCTTGCCGCTTAACCGCTGATCGCGATAGTGCGCCCAATCTTTGGCGGTAATATCGGCCGCTATCGGATTCCCCAGGCCTTTACAAATAATCTCTAATTTAGCCAAGCGGCCTTTCTTATCGCCCAACGAGCAGCCGTGTAACTTGTACCAGAGATCGATCAATTCAAGTAGTTTACGCCGGTCTTCTTTATCACCCAACCACGGCTTATTTTTGGCTTGTTCCATGGTATAGCTTTCAAAAGAGAGTGCCTCGCCTTTGGTGGCAAACTGTTTTCTTACCCGTTTACCATCCCGTCCTTTGGGATAACACTCCGATAGCCATTTGCCAGTCGGAAGTTTACGAACACTCATATTCAACGCCTCAATGAAATCATGGCGTCTTTTTACTGTATATAAATACAGTTATCAATGTATAAATGAAATAATCGTAAACATTAAAAATGGCTATTCAATTGATTATTATCGATTGTTATGAAAAGTGATATAAAAAACCTGCGGATGCAGGCTTGAAAGTGGTTAGAACCAAAAGGCATTTTGCCGGGTTTTATCCGGGTGCGGTGGGGCGGGGACAACATCACCCGGTGTCATGATAGAACGGGTGACGGTTTCCATGGTCGCGAAGGTGTGGCCGCAATTGATATTAGTACATTGGTGATAACGCTCTTTTGTTGTGTCGCTTAGATAACGGCTGGAACGCGCATGGGCAGCATGTTTGCAATACTGGCAGTGCATCATAAAAACCACCTTAGAGATAAAATTGGTTAACTGTCCTTATTCTACCACTTAATTTGATAATGCGAACTTCAAATGCGCAATTTCGAATAATTTTTATTCTATAGTTTCATATGCTACATCAGACAACAGAACCTCCAGATTTAACTGGGTGGTAAAGCCGCTATTACTCAGGTTGTGGGTGACTTTGCTGATAATCCAGTTCTGCCGATCTATCACTGATTTAAAACCGCTGACTTTTATCGGCGTCTCGGGGAAAAGATCTGCGCGCCCCATGGCGAGGTTGATAGAGAATTCGGCTACACCGCGTTGCAGTTTCTCCCATTTGGCCTTGGCGGCGTTCATGGCCGCCTTTTGAGTGGCGTAAATGGTGGTAATGACGAACACGTTCTCTTCTGACCCAGCCAGATAATCCCCTTGTTTTTCCTCTACCGGTTTTTTCTCTTTAGCCGCTTTGGTGCGGGTCGGTTTGGCTTTCGGGTGTTCAAGTGCACGGAGCTGTTTAAATTTAGGCTTACGCTGCAACTTAACCTTTTTCGGCTTGGCTGGTTTGGGGTCTTTGGTGTGTAACCAACTGGCACTGACTCCGGTATACGCGCCCCGGTCAGCAATACTAAAATTGTGCTGGTCGCCATCTTGCCGGGTGATCGTTATTTGTGGAATAGGTTGACCACTGGCAGTGACACCGCTGCCCGGCTTGATAAACAACAATCGCCCGGCTTTAACCGCCGCCACCGCGCCATGCAGGCTGGCAATGCGGGTGATAAATTTGGCATCCGTCTCTTGCGTCTGATCGATATGAGAGATGGCGATATCCGTCAGACCCTTAGCCAGCATGGCTTTAAGCTGGTTGCGCTCGGCCACTTGCGCCACCACTTTCCCCAGCGTTGTCTCATGATAAGACACTTCACGTCGGGCATTAAGCGAACCGCGAAAATCGGCACTGCGGGCGCGAATGGTCAGGGTATCTGGCGCGCCGTGATGCTCGACTTCATCCACGGTAAAATCCCCTTTGCCAATCAGCGATTGACCTTCCCAGCCTAACGCTACCGACACCACCGCGCCGCGTTCTGGCATGGCGAGCTGGCCGTCGGCGTCGTCCAGTTCAATATCCAGTTGGTCAGCCTCAAAGCCACGATTATCGGTCAGGCTCAGGGATAGCAGGCGCGGGCGGATAGTTTGGGTGATATTTTTCTGATTGATATTCAGCATAAAATCCGGGGCGATTTTCGTGCCAGCCGGTAATGATAATCCGGTTATCATGAGAATAATCCACCGATCGCCGTCTGGGCTTTGCCGCTTAATTCCGTGGCTTTATTGAGCAAGCCATCGGCCTGTTGTTTCAAATCCCCAAACATGGACGTTAATGACTCATCGACCCGCAACAGGTTGAGGGTGAATTCAATCCGTCTGGCGCTGCCATCCTGAAAAAACAGCGTACGGGTTTGGCTGACACTTTCAACGACAAACATGCCGTAAATCATGCCACTGCCTTCAATCAGCGGCCACGCTTGCCCTTTATCGGCCATGGTTTCCAATGCCAGCAATGAAATACGGCCGCCGGTCAGCTCTGGCATAAGCACCCCGGACAGGGTGATTTTCTCGCTATCGACGCCGAGAAACTGGGCGCTTGGCCGCAGGCCTACCCGGCTGTTGGTCGGCCAGCGGTAATCCACATTGCGGGTCATGCTTTGGTAGGGCGTGGTGCTCAACATAAACACGAACAATCCGAGGGTTAACATCATGAGTTTTCTCCTTAATCGTTTTCCATTTGACCGCGTTGCCGAGCGCGTTTATCCCGTTCTTGCTTGGCTAAGGCATTGGCGACCAACTGCTCGGCGTCCTGTCGGTTCATACCCGGTGGGATAGTCAGGGAAAGGTTATTGTGAGTCACGCTGCTATCGTTCACCGTGGTTCCAGTATTGGCAGTGACAGGTTGATATCCGCCGGATAGCAGGCCACCACTGGGGGAATAGCCACCCGAATAGGGGTTATCTTTTGGGGTGAGCGCGTTTTGCGGGTCGGGATGTGGCGCATCTTTTGGGACTTTATCGGCCAGTCCGTTTGATTGACTATCAATGATGCCGAGTTTTTCCAATACCCAGTCAATGCCATCACGTAGCTGCCCCAGTGCATCAATGGGAATTTTGAGCGCGTAGGCTAATCCACGGCCGAATGTTTCCCCGGCAGTGGTGGCAATCAACATTGATTTACCGCTGAATTCGATCGGCTCTATCAAGCCGGTGAACAGGGATTTGAGTTGGCTAAATCCGTTAATCAGTGGAGTAAAGGCAGCGCTAATCGGACCCGCAACGGCAGTAAATCCGGTTGCGACACCGGCCATAAAGGCGCTGATTGGCTCCCAGAACTGACGAATCAACAACGCGCCACCGACAATGGCGGCAACCACGGCAGTGATCGGCCAAGCCAGCCCGGCAAGGGTGACGGCAACCGTTCCCGCCATCAGGGAAAAACCCGTACTCAACAACCCGGCTCCGGCCAGCATCAGGTTAAACCCAGCCATCACTGGCCAGGCGATTAGCCCCAACGCTCCCAGACCGCCGATCAACGCCAGCGCTGCGCCGGTCACTTTGACGATATTGGCGACCAGTTCAGGGTTTTTCTTTGCCCACTGGCCGACCGTAACCAGCCACGCATTCGCCGATTGCGTGAGTTTGCTCAGGGCGGAGTCCTGTTTCTCAAACACTTCAATGCGCACGTCTTCCCATGCCGAACTCAGGTTTTTCAGATCCCCATCAAGGTTATCCATTCTTACCTTGGCGATAGCTTCCGAAGTGCCTTGTGACTCAACCAGCTTATCTTTCTTCTCTGCCAGCTTGCCGTTCCCGGCAGCAGCCACCAGTTTGACAGCCCCTTTCATCGCTTCTTCACCGAAAATCACTTTCAGGTATTCAGCTTGTTGGGCGGTGCCAAGTTTGTTCTTTTTAAACGAGCGGTTAATGTCTTTGAGGATTTTCTCAACCGGTAACATGTTGCCTTTACTATCACGGGTGCTAATACCTAGCTCTTTCAGTGCCGCCGGGGCTTGTCCGACGGGGGCTTGTAACCGGCTAAATACCGCACTGGTGCTGGTACCCGCCATACTGCCCTTGATGCCGTTATCCGCCAGTACCCCTAACAGCGCGGTGGTGTCTTCAATGCTGGCTCCAGCGGCTTCGGCAATCGGGGCAACGTATTTCATCGCCTCGCCCAGTTCTAACAGGTTGGTGTTAGAGCTGGTAAAGCCTTTCGCCATCACGTCCGATACCCGCTGGATCTGGTCTAGCGGCAGGTTAAAGGCGGATTGCATATTGGTGACAACGTCGGCCGCTTCGGCAATATCCACCCCGGAGGCCAGCGACAGGTTTACCGTGGGTGCGGTGGCGGCCAGAATGGCGTCAGCGTCATAGCCGGAACGGGCAAGAGTGTCTTGGGTTCGTGCTACATCGGTCGGGGAAAAGGCGGTTGTGCCGCCAATATCCCGTGCTTGTTGACGAATGGCCGCCAGTTTTTCGTCCTTTTTATCCAGCCCCAAAATGGCTTGTGTACCGGACATTTGGCTGTCGAATTCGATACCCGGCGCAATCAGTTTGGCCGCGCCGTATAGCCCGGCGGTAGCGACCCCCAATCCTGCCGCGCTGGCATTGCGCACCGTGGCGGTGGCGGCTTTTCCTGCCTGATAGCGTTGGCCAACCCGGTTTAGCTGCTCTTGTTTCTGGCTCAGGCGTTGCAGTTCTTGGCGCTGGCGACTCAGGGCAGTGGTTGCCTCGGCCGCGCTGCTGCGTAACCGGCGTTGCTCACTGCTCAGGTTCTTGGTGGCGATGCCGTCGGCGTTCAAGGCTTCCCGTTGGCGCTGTACCGACTGGCGCAGGCCGTTATATTTGCTTTGCAACTCACTGGCCGCCCGTTTGGCTCCTTCCAGCAATCGGGTCTGTTGCGCGGTGGGGTTCGCATTATTTTTGAATTGGAGTGCCAGCGCCGCTGCTTCGGTTTTGGCCTGTTTCAGGGATTGAGCCGTGACGGCTAGTTGGGCACTGGCCTTGCGAAAACCGTCAATCTTCGCCGCCTGCATATCGAGAGATTTGATCGTGCTTTGTGTGTTGCGAATATCCCCGGACAGGTTTTTACTCGCGGACTGGATCGCTTTAAACGGGCGAGTGGCTTGGTCAACCGCTTTGAGCAATACCTGTAGCTGTAAACTCTTACTCATTCTGTAGCGCTCCACTGCGTAACAGGGCTTTGTGTCGCCAGCGCGCCAGCTCGGTGAGACTCATCGGCCAGCAGGTTGACGGCGGCCAGTGAAAAATGGCGGCAATATCCGCCATCAAATCGTTCACTTCCAGTTGCGGATCTATCGGCTCTCGGCCGATTTCGGCGACAAAAAACCGATCACCTTTCCGGCCAGTGCGACTAAATCCGGTAATTCAAGGCGCACACATTCCGCCTGGGTGAGGGCGGGAATGGTCATGCGAGGCAAGACGGTGATCAGGGCGTCCACATCCGAGTTAGCCAGTTCGGCTAATCGCACCCCGCGCAGGGTTCCGGCATTGGGGCGATTGATTTCTACCGAGGTGATCAGGGTTTCACCCCGTTGAATCGGCGTATCCAGTACCACGATGTTGTCGTTGATTTCAGTTGTCTTTTCCACGGTCAGGCTCCAGTTAAATAAGGTTGTGCCAGCCGGTCAGGGCTGGCGGTCAGGTTTAGCGGCCAATGGCCTTGCGGTGGGCTTCCAGCAGGTCAACACCGTTGACTTTTTCCACCATATTCACCACGTCAATCTCGATCACGTCTTTGCCGTCAACGGTCAGTTTGTAGTAGGTGCATTGGGTTGAGACTTTGGTTTCGCTGTCTTCTCCCTGTTTCGATTCGCCGCCATCGATTTCTTTGTGACGGCCACGGACTTCTACCTCAACGGCGATCACTTCACCGGTGTCGTCGCGCTGATAAGAACCGGCAAAACGTAATGGCACTTTATCCACGCCCGGCGCGCCCCATTGCTGTAGCACCAGTTCATCAAAGCCGCCCATCGACCACTCCATCGCCAGCGCGTCGTCGTCCAGCCCCATATCAATTGGTGCGCTGCCGTTCATGCCTCCGCCCCGGTAGTTCTCCAGCTTGCGAGTCAGTTTCGGTAGCGTGACCGAGGACACCACGCCCATGTAATCGCGGCCGTCGTTAAAAAGATTCAGGTATTTCAGTTTTCTTGGCAGTGCCATAAGTCACGGATTCCTTAGCGGTTAACGGTGGCGGCAAAGTTCACCAGATATTTATCGGTGATGCGCTGGCGCAGGGTGAGATCTTCCAGTGGCGGTACTGGCGTATAGTCGTAATCCAGAAACAGCTTGCCAGCTTTCAGGGTGTCTTTGTCGTTGGCGCTGTCGTCGTACCAGCAATCGCCGTCAATAATCAGCCCGGCAGATTTCATTTCGCGAAACTTGGCTTTGATGCCGCCAATCAGGTCACGCACCAGCGACGGTGTGACCGGGCGGTCTATCGCCCACAAATGCGCCTCGGCGAGCGTATCGGCCAGTACCTGTGCGGTACGGGCGTAGTTCTCAAAGGCAAACAGCGGATCGTCCGAACAGGTGCGGGAACCCCAAAACTTAAAGCCGTCTTTGCGGATCAGCGTGGTGATACAGGCTTGGTTCAGCAGATCGGCGTCGGTGCCGACGGTCTGCAAATCCCAGTAGACGCTGGCCGAGATACCGCTGACGCCGTTCACCCCAACGTTAGACAGGGTTTTGTGCCAGCCAGTCTGCTGGTCAATTTTGGCACGCAGCCCCAAGGCACGGGCGGTGGCGTAGGCAATATCGCTGCTGTTGGCGGTGGTATTCCAACTGATAAAATCCGGCCAAATCAACATCAGTTCACGCTGGCTGAAATTCTCCCGGTACTTGATCGCCTCGGACACGTTCTTGCAGCCAAAGGCGCTGATATAACCGAAAGCGCGTAACTGCTGGCAAATGGTCGCCAGTGCGGTGGCAACTTCCAGATTATCCAGCCCCGGCACGCCGAGAATACGCGGCCGGACGCCGGTCACCGTCTGGGCATCTAACAGCGCTTTCATGCCGGTATAGTGGCCGTTCTCGTCTGACCCGCCGATGATATTGGAGGTGGTTTCGGCCTCATTTTTACCCGCGGCCACACGCACCACAATGGTGACCGGCTTGGTCTGCTCGGCGATGGCTAACAGCGATGCCGCCAAGGTGCCTTTTTTCCCGGCTTTACCGGCGGCAGCGAGTACATCGGTGATCAGTACCGGAGTATTAAGGGGAAAGGTTTTGGCGTCGGCATCTTCGGCGGTGCAGACCATGCCGACAACGGCGGTGGATACGGTGGAAATAACCCGTGTGCCTTCGTTGATTTCGAGGACACGGACGCCGTGGTGGTAATCACTCATACAGTCATTCTCTGTGAATGGAGGGGTGAATCTATGGTGACGGTTTAGTCAGCGCGGGGCATTAGGTGGGGGATGTGTGGGCGGTGGTACAACAAAAGCCCCCTGAATCGGGGGCTAAAAAGAAATGTCAGGCAGAAACTGGCGGCCACTCCGGTACCACGTAGCCATTATTCACCGCCTCGGTCAGTAGCCAGCGGGATTTATCCGACTCGCCAATTACCGGCAGTTCTATCAACGGCCAGCCTGCCAGCGTCGGCCACTGCTTGAACGCTAAACGGGTGGCGATTAGCTCGCGGCGCTGCGGTTCTGTCAGTGGTGCGTCGTCAATGGAATAATCGCTCACCATCATGGGATCGGTGGCACGGATAAAATTATCTCGGTACCGGCGAGCAACCGCCGCTTGCTGGTCAGTATCGGCCAGCCATTGTGTGCCATTCCACTTATCAAAAACCGTTATGGGTGCAAGGTCAGTCGTATCCATCGGATAATCGCCAATGTTATTCACTGTCATCGCCATACCGGTCACGGTGCTATAGCGAATTTCACCGCGATGGTCTGGAAGATATTCCCACTGACTATTGTCAGCGCTGCGGCACACAGCAAACCCTTTTTTGGCTTTAAGCGGCTTATCTAAATAAGCATTGGCCGGAATGCCTACGCCTTCGGCTAAATATTCCTCGGCAGAAGAAAGATATTCCCGGCTGGGAAGAATGATATTAAAGACGGTCACCCAGCCTGCGGTCACCGCCAGATGATGGTTATCCAGTACCGCTGGGGTTTTAATTTCGCTGGTCATTATGCGGCTCTCACGATGTAGTTAAAGGCGATATTGCGGGGGCGGACACGATATTTAATCAGTGACGATGAGCCGGTTGGGGAAAGCTCACCCGTCGAGAAATATGCCCCGCTACTAGGTGTATTCTCCACTCCTTCCGTATCCACAGGCTTTCCTTCAATGGGGAAATTGTCCCCAAAAGCGCTGATAGGTTGCGTAACGAGTGTGCCTCTGGTTGCCGAGGTCGCATAGACATACATTGACGGGAAGGCAGTTCCAAGCTGTGCGGAAAGTAAGGCGCGGTTATTATCTGCACCACGCCCATCATCCCAGCCACGGATAAACTCGCCGCGTAAATCAGGTAAATATCCAGCAGGATAGGCTAGTGCCAGTTGCGGGTATTTGGATTTATCAAAGGGCGAACCGTTGCATTTTAGCCAGCCACTTGGCGGGAGGACTGCCGGCCACGGCATCGGAGTACCTACAGGAGCCGCGTCACTGCCGACAAGCTCCCAATCACGTTCAAAACCAAAACCATCACGAGCGGAACGATAATAAACGCCGCCATTTCGATAATGAATTTTCAGTTGGAAGGCCGGGCAACTACCCGAACCCATATTAAAATGAACAATCATGGCGGTATAGATAACAGCGGAACTTGAGCTTTCGTAACGAGCACTATACAGGCCACTGGGGGCATTCCATGGCACCCCATTTTCCCCGACCACATCCGAGACTTTGGTTTGAGAGAATGCTTTTCCGGCTTTGCTAATGGTGTCGTCTAATTTTAGGTTTGTGAGCGTCTTGGCCAGCGCATCAGCGCCCAATGCGCTGATCTCGGAAAGAAAGTTAGCGCTCTGCAAATACTGGCGGTGAGGGTTAGCCGTTTTAACGTGGTCAGCCAGCACGTTATCCGCGTACTGCTTAACTTCAATCACTTTATCATCGACATATTTGCGCGTCGCCAGCACCACCGACGGATCGATTTTCAATGTGACGGCTTCGGTGCTGCTGACAATCAAAATCATCCGAATGGTTTGAGTGCGGCCACTGCCTTCCTGTAGTTGCGGTTTGTAGGTTTCGGCGCAGTTGGCAATGGCGACTAAATCCCCGGCGCTGTCGTACAAGCCGATTTCACGTATCCACCAACCGCCCTCATTCTCCGGGATAACCTGCTCGGCGATAATCTGACTGGTATTGATCGGGTCAATACTCAGCCGGTTGAGTGCTGCCCGGCGTTGCTCGCCGATAAGCTGGGTTTGTGCCGGATTGGGGGCAGGTAAGGTGCCGCCTCCGTCGCCCACGGCCATTTGGGTAATATCTAATCGGGTGCCGAGCGCAGTGGCGTTCGCCAGTTTGGCCGCCCCGACGTGGGTCAGAAGTGCATAGAATCTAGCGGTCATGGTTTACGCTCATCTCATCAATCATATGAATGGTGCCGCCGGTGTATTCGTGGCCGGTGACGGTGATAACTTCGGGTAAATAGGGGTAAACGCTCAGCTCGTCGCCGCTGTAACAACCCGCGCCAACGTAAAACTGGCCGCTGCTGTCCAGATTTATCGACAGGCCAATCAGGTGACGGCTGGCCGGTTTGGCATCGTCAATCAGGCGCTCAAGCTCGCGGTACATGTCTTCGGTAATACCGGTTTCCAGCACGCCGACATCAAGGCGAAAAGTGCCGGGAGCGTCACCGGTTTTCCACCACTCCAACACTTTAATCAGGTAGCCCAGCGGCTCGACCACGCGACGGATAGCGCCGATGGTGCCTTTGTGGCGGTGAACAAAATGCGCATTCGCCACGACGTGACGCTTTGCCGCTTCCGGCCAGCTCTCATCCCAACGGTCGACAGAAAACGCCCACGCCAAATAAGGCAACAGATTCAACGGGCAGGTTTGTGGATCCCAGAGCTGGCGCAAGGGTATTGGCGTGCGTTCAATCGCGGCGCAGGCTTTGGCGGCGGCGATTTCCAGAGGAGAAGAACCGACCGGCAATAGGCGGTTATCACTCATCGGAGCCACCCACTGTCAGCGTATAAGCGGTGCAACTGGAGGCTTGTGATTCACTGAGCACGATATCGGCCAGCGGCTGCGCTAGCTCGACACGCTGCACCCCTTCCACATGTAACGCGGCATAGATAGCGGACAGGCGAATATCCCGCCCGAGCCGGTGTTGGGCGCTAATGTAGGCTTTGAGCTTGGCCTCGGCGGCTTGCCTAATCGGTTCCGCTTCGGGGCTGGGGTAGAGAAATAATGAGGCATCGATTCGGTAAGGGATAATCTCGGCAGATTGCACCGTTACCCGATCGGCTACCGGACGCACCGCCTCAGCATTGAGCGCAGCGGCCACAATCTGGATCAGTTCTTCATTGGCGGTTCCGTCATTCTCGCGGGACAACACCGACACCGTCACACAGGCCGGTGACGGGCTAATCACCGACACATCAGCGACCCGACCGTCAGCACTGCGACCATGAAATTGATAAGCCCCGGCAGAACCGGCCACACTTAATCCCTCGAAGGCTTGTTGAATTCGAACGCGGAAATCACTATCAGATTCCATCACTGCGGCTACCGGCGGTAATGCACTACCATCGGCAGGGACAATAACCAAACGGGAAACCGTGTAATTTGCGCCGAGCTGATCGAGGTCAGCACCAGTGGAATAAGCCAGCATGTTGGCTCGCGCAGCTTCATTCACCCGCTGACGCCACATCACCTCGCGGTAAGCGCTTTCTTCCAGCAACTTTGTCAGCGGCTCAGATTCGAGCTGTAAGGTACGCGCCACCGCTGCGCGCTGACTTTCATCACACAGCGACAACAGCGTCGCCTTGCGCTCGGACAAAATACTTTCGTAATCCAGCAACTCAACCACATCGGGGGCGGGTAACTGGCTCAGGTCAATGGTTGCCATGGGATTAGCTCACTGGAACGTTAAGGGAAAAAGTACCGCCGGTGTCGCTGCGGGTGCCGGTAATGTCGATCACCATCTTGCCGTCGTAGGTGGTTTCAAAGGTGATCCCCGTCAGGCTGACGCGCGGTTCCCAGCGTAAAATTGCGCTGTAACTGGCGGCCATCACTTGCAGGCGTAATGCCGGGTTTTGTGGCTGGTCGATTAGCTCCGACAGCAACGAACCGTAAGCGCGGCGCATTGGCCGGGAACCGACTGGTGTGATCAGAATGTCGGCCACGCTTTGGCGAATGTGCTCGAGGTCGGAAACCGCCCGACCACTAATCTGATTCATGCCGAGAAATTTCGCGTTTGTCATGCTGTCCCCGAGGTCTGGCCGTCGCCGTTTTTCACGCTGCCATGGCGATGGTTATCAATCACCACGCCGTTAGAGGAAAACTTGCCGCTATGAGTGAACGAGCCCTTCATTTCACCGCCGTTGCTGACAATCAGCGTTTTTGTCGTCAGGTTATGGGTGCATTCCACTTCGGGTGTATCCAGCGTGATTTTGACCGAGGCGGTGCAGATAATATTAGGCGCAGTCACGGTGACGCTTTCGCTGGCATTGACCACGGCGGTTTTAATGCCAGCGACCCGCAGTTCGCCGGTTTCTGGTTCATAGTGAAGGCTTGCGCCATCGGGGAACGATAGGTAAACCCCATCCGCCGAGGCTGACGGCGGCGGGAACTCATCAGAGGAAATGCCCGGCAGCACAAAGGCGGTATCCAGCTCACCGCCGAGCGAGAAAATTAATACCTGCTCGCCAACCGAGGGCGCCCACCACGAACGGGATTGACCGGCGCGAACCGTCAGCCAGTTTAACCAGCCGGTGGTGTTCTCCCCCGTGGCGACGCGGCACAGGGCTTGGTCGAGATCGACCTCGGCCACGGTACCAATACGGACAAGGTTGCGCAGCAGGCGCAGAATTTCAGTGATTTGGGTTTGTGTGTTCATACAGAAAGGATGCCGCCCAACGGGTCAGGCGGCAATTTATGCGGGTTTGTTCAGTGGTGGCACAACGAGAAGGCTATTTGGTGATATTAGCCTTAACCAGAGTTGACTGTATTCAGCTCGAGGTGCGAACTAATCTAACGGTCTGTTAAGAGTGAGTAGCGGCAATTCGAAGACCATCATGAACGTTCTATGACTCGATATTTACTTAATGCACAGTTATTCAAAGGTTTAAGTAAAAAAATTATTATCTTTCATCTCAGTGCAATGCAATCTAAGGACTCAAAGACACCCTTGAGTACACCGTAAGTTTTAAAATGTGAGGTAAGTTTATTTTACATATTCTCTAATGCATTATCATACCTCCTTTAAAATAAATCATATCACTGAGGTAAAAATGTCCAACCTTAATTTATTCGATGATGTAGTGCCTTTAGAAAAACAACATCCAATATATATAATGATGAAAGAAGAACGCTACGAACCGGAGAGAGAAGTAATTAATCAATGGGCAAAAGGATTTCAAGACCGAGATAATAAATTTGCAAAAGAATTTCAAACAAGTTTTGAACCTTGCCTTTGGGAGTTATATCTTTTTGCTTATCTGAAAGAATTGGGCTTAAGGAACGACTTTTCCTACGACGCTCCTGACTTCGTCGTCAATGATCCAGGATTTTGCATTGAGGCAACCATAGCATTTCCAGCACAAGGAGACCCTGGAGCGCATGGTTTCAGTAAAGAAGATATGCCGAGAGATTTTAATAAGTTTAATTCTGAAGCATCTATTCGACTTAGTAATAGCTTTGTATCAAAGGTGAAAAAATTAAGATCGAGATATTCTCTACTTCCTCAATGTAAAGAAAAACCTTTTGTTATCGGCATAGCTTCATTCGACAGACCTTTTGCACACTTTGCAGCAGCTAGACCCATACTTGCAACATTATATGGACTATATCATGATGAAGAAGCAACCATTGAATCAGGGTCAAAGAGTATAATTTCTTATAACGTTGGTGCTGCTGTAAAAAAAGAAAATGTTAATATAGATATGGGGTTATTCTGCACACCTGAATATTCGGATGTAAGTGCTGTGATTTATAGTAGTTTAGCTACTTGGGGAAAAGTAAGAGCCCTAGCCGATAATCCTTCAGCTCTAACGATTTATACATCATTTACTCCAAAGGAAAACTCATTATATCCTGAAGTTCATCAAGCCCAAAAAAGTGACTATGTAGAACACCTAGCGGATGGGTTATATATTTTACACAACCCATTTGCCAAGCATCCACTGCCTAAAGAGACACTAAGTCATCCTAGAATAGCGCAAGGTTATGTTGAGCCAGATGGATACGTTAATTTTTTAGCGCCAGATGATTTTCTTTTATTGCGTTTTTTACAATCGTTAAATCTTAAAGAGTAGTAATTATAATTATGGTCATATTTAATTACTTTACATAGATAAAATCCAGAAAGGGCACTCTTCTTAAAACTCAGCTGTCAAAGATTTAGAGTGGTTGTCTACCGGCTTGCTTCCGCATCTGTTAGTTCAGCTGAGGTGATTTCTAGTGCCCTTTAGAAGACTTAGTTGATTAAAGCAGGTCAACAAATAACCATTTAGTCCGCTTCTGGCACCTAGCTGTCCTTCCGCCCTGATTATAGACAAGATTTTAAAAATGTCAGGGCTACTCCAACACTATTTAGTTAGGTGAATAATCACAGCACTTTCAACCAGTTCTCTGTCCTGCAATGTAAAACCAAATAATGGCCGCTCCTCGTATTTCACGTCCTGACTATGAATCGACGGCCGATCCCTTAACCCAAAATGATGCACCCGCGCCATCCGTTGTACGCGCCCGGTAAATTCAACTACCGCCTCGTTAGCATTGCCTTTAGCTTTCATATAGCGCGCAGTGCGCAGTTTGGCGAACATCTCGCGCTTAATACGCCCTTTTTTATGTCGCGTGGGTTGGGCTTTTCGGGCGGCGTAGGGCGACCCGTCCGGGGCTTGCTGGCGCTTAATTCGCTGTTGCTGACTGGCGCGCAGCTTTTTAGCAATATCGGCCGCCAGTTGTTTGCGCGACTGGGGCGACAGGTTCGCTAGTAGCCCGGCCAGTCTATCGCCAAAGGTTTTTAACGCATTCATAACCATTCACTCACTAACTCACCGTGCAGATACAGCGACGTCGGGCGGCTGGCGTTGCCTGGTGGGGGCGGTTCGGGTAGGTGGTTAACGTGCAATGCGCCTTCCTGCTGTTTGACGATCACTCGTTCGGTTAATTGCAGGTCAATGCGAATATCGCACAACTGATCGCTCATCACTTCAACCTTGTAGGTAAAGCCAGTGCGGCGGCGCTCTTCCGAGGCCATAATGTCCGGTTGATGTTCCCGCAGCCATGCCAATATCGGCACAAAAATTAAATCCACATCGCCGGTAAAATCCTCCACGAACAATGTCAGGGTATAACACTGCTCAAAGGATAAGGACTGCGCCAGCGTGGAGTTGATGCTGCCACCATCGATAAACATTTTCAGGCTGTCCGGGTTGTTTTGTAGCAGCGGCAGGCTGTCAGTCAGTGCGGCGCGGAGTAATTTGGGTTTTAGCATGGTGTTGTTCCTGACAGTGTTTAATCGCTTCCACTTGCAACCCGCAGGCCACCAGTGCGTTTTCCAGTTGGCGAATATCGCCGCTTAAATCCCCGTTAATCGCTGGAATGCTGGCCGGGAGTGGGCAACTGCTGACCGTCGGACAGCCAACGTAAATAATCGTTGGGGCTGGCGAACGCGGGGCGCTGGTGCAGCCGGATAATATCAGCAGGCAAAGCAGTAGCGAACCAATCACGCAGGGCTTTATTCTCATTGAGTAACCTTTGAATTTTTTGTTCACGGGATAAGGACAAGGTGCTGGCGTGGCTCAGTGACTGGCGTAATGACTGCTCATTTTCTGCCTGTTGCCGGGCTTCATCCTGCAAATGAATGATCGCGTTGTCCCGGCTCTCAATTCCGGCTGACAAGGTGCCAATCACCCGTTGGGCGCTGTCTAAATCTTTTTTCAGGCCATGGGCATGCCACGCCAGCAACCCCATCATTAAAATGTAAATAATGATTATTGTGCGCATATCAGACTCCGTTCAGGCAGTGTGTTTGTTCAGTGTTGCGGCGACGTTCTAACCCTTTGGTTTTTACGCCGTTGACGTATACCCAGCGCGGTAATTGGTGACAGGCGCTGCGCCAGTCGTGCTTATTGATAAAAAAGGCCAGCGTCGAGCGGCAGGCCGCGCCCGTGCCGACGTTAAAAGCGAAGGACACCACCGCGTCATAGACCGGTTGCGGCATCGCAGCAGGCATACACACCGCGATGGCTTGTTCGACCCGCAACACATCGGCCACCAGATTCACCGCCACCTGCCGTTCATTGATGACGGTGCCCGGCTTGACGCCAGCGGTGTGACCAATGCCGTTTGTCCAGACGTTGGCGCTGCATTGGTAGGCGTTGAGCTGGCAACCCTCGTAATCGGCAATCAGTTTTAACCCCGCCTCGGAGGTATGCAGGCCGGAATAATGGGGTAAGGTGGCGGCCAGCGCCAGAATCACACCAACCAGACAGCGCTTAACGATTGAATTCATTAATCACCACCTCGCGAAGGCCTAATTTTTTGAGTAATAAATAGTTTTTCCGCCGGTAGTACCAGTTAACAAAGCTGGTCGCCGTTGCGGCCAGCGCGGCCACATAAAAAGCAATGTCTTGCGGACTCATTGCGCCAATAAAGGCCAGCATCAGTGCGAAGAAGTAAGCAATATCGGAAGTGAGCTTTTCCATTTTTAATCCCATAATTGAACGGTTTCACGTTGGGCGGCCGGTGCCCTGTCCGGTAATTCCACCGGGTAGCCGTGGGGTAAAATGACGCCCACGTCAGCCAGCCCCGGATTGGCGCAATACACCTGTTCAACCACGCCCTCGGTGCGGCCGTAATAACGCCAGCAAATGCCGTCGAGGGTGTCGCCTTGCAGGGCATAAATGCGCATCAGATCAACCCGATAATGCAGTGGGGTTTGCCCATCACATTGCTGATACTGTTACGGGCGTCACGCCAGAAATTATCTACCGTGCTGTCAATGGCATCCGCGCGTTTATCCCCTCGGGCGCTGGCGTCGTAGCCGCGATAGCGTTCCGCCAGCGTGGCGGCGGTAATGGCACTGACGGCGTTCAGGTATTCGGTTGTTCGCACACTTTCGCCATCAATCTGATCGCCCGGCACCTCGGCCAAGGTGGGGTAACCGGCGGCTATCTGGTCACGGCGATACTCGAACAGCTCGGCATTCACTTCGGCAATGGCGCTTCGAATGGCAAAGCGTAGGCGAACCGGGGTCACAGTGCCTTCGTAGCGCAGCAGTTCGCGCAGTTGCTTGGGGTCGATGTCCGGCCAGAAAAAAGTATTTTCAATCACCGGCTCGGCCTCTTGGGTCGGGCGGGGGGCGGGGATTACCACTGTTGTCATAACAACCTCAAAATAGGTGGGCGGTGGACGACGGCGTTGACGAGGAAAACCTGTCGCGGCTGTCGTGCCGCCCGGCGCGGGGCGCGTTTGGTTAGCGACTGGCTGCAAGGCGTAATTGCCGCTCCAGTCGCTCAATGTCTTTGATCACGCCGCAGCCACGGTGAAGCTGTAACGCGCGTTTCAGATGATTCAGTGCCAGTTCGGCTTTGCCGCTTTTTGCCAGCACATATCCGGTGATTTTGTGCAGTTTGGCGCGCACTTGATCGGGCATATCTTCCTGCTCGGTGAGTTCCATGGTCTGCAACAACGGGGCGATATCGACCAGTTGCTCGCGGTCATAGGCGCGTAAGGCGGTTTCGGCCACCACTTCAACCAGCAGATAAGGCGTAGGACGGGTAAAGCTGTCGGGCGATACCAGCTTATGCCGCAAGGCATAGGGGGCGATCTCCAGCGCCCCGGCAATGTCTCCGGTATCCAGTCGCCAGACCATTACGGTCATCAGTACCGCATCCTGTGCGCCCGTTCCGCTGCTCAAGACGCCAGCCACCCATGGGGTGTAGGCGGGTAACATTTCTCGCTTGAGTTCGGCTTTTCGCTCCATACTGCGAAACATCCGGAGATTTTTCTCATCCGCGCGGAGCTGTTGCAGCAGACGCTCGTAGCCGGTGGCGTGACGCAGCGGGTTATCCCGCTGCTGTTCGGCCGCAGACTGTCGCAAAAAGTGACGACGGGCGGGGCTTAACATGGCTTATTTGCTCCCTTTTTCGACGGCGGTTTTTCCTTCGACGTCGGCACCGGCGGAGTCAGCCACTGGCGCAGAAGCGACTTTCACCGCATTAACGATCGCCGTTGCCAAGGCGTCATAATTGGTGTCATCGGCTATCAGGGCGGTTTTTTCTGCGGGTTTTTCGTCTTTTGGCTCCAGGATCTCGATGTTCTCCACCAGACAGCCGCAGGCGTAATCTTCCACCACATAATCTTCTTTGATGGATTCGTAGTTTTCGACGCGATCCCGCTTGGCCACCTCATCGATATGGCGACGATGGGAGTCTTCCAGCCAGTAAATTGACAGGTTATCCAGACGGGTGATCATGAAGGCATTAGGGGGGAAGAACGGCACCCGAACCGCCGGTAAGTTGCCGATACGTTTCTGGCTAACAATCACGTCCGCAGCAAGGGTTTCGCTGTTGTCCTGTTCTTTGTTGATGATCGGGAAATATTTATCCTGCAACAGTTGGCGGCCAGTGATGACCACCAGTTCCGGGTCTTCCTGATACCATTCGGCAATCATGTTGCTGGTTGCATCCATCACCAGCGCATCCAGATTGAGGTAATCGCCGCCTTTACCGACGCGAATTTTTTCCGACAACAGCGTGCCATCTTCGTCCGTGATTTTACTCATTACACGCGCTGGGGCGTTGTTGCGGTATTTTTGCAACCAACCAGGAGCAATATCCTGCAACATCGGGTATTTGGCGCGGTTCGAGGTCTTGGCACGGAATTCGCCGTTGAAGGCGATCATGATACGGTCTAACGCCTGACGCTTGATAATGGCGTCGCGCAAACGCGTTTGGAAATCCTGATAACGCGCCCACAGGTCAAGGGTGCCGTAGCGCATATGGAAATCGTAGTTCACCTGATCGCAGAAATACTTTTCACTGTCCAGCGAGAGGAAATCTGCGGTTTCGCGCTCGTCCCCACCAGCGGTGTCGGTGGTGCTGGCAATCGACCCCGTGACACCCAAGCCGATTTTTTCAGCGGTCAGCTCGGCGACGGGCACAATATTAATCCGACTCAGAAAATCGGAGGACTCTTGCACGCGGCTCATAATGGTTTGAGTGACCGAGGGTTCGACGTTGAATTTTTTATTCATGTCCCCCGCGTTAATGCCATTGAGTTCGGCTTGGCGGGATAAATAGGCGTTAAATTTAAAGCGTGTTTTGGTCAGCATAATCTTTCCTGATTCTGTTAAATAAGGGGATTGGTCGCCACCTTGGCAACCGGTCAATAGGGTTAGCAGTCGGTCAGAATTTCCCCGTGTCCGTTCCCGCCAGTCGCCGGAGGGCGGCTGCCTTGGCTAAAGCTTTCGGTGCTCGCCAGTTTGTTCGTCAGGGCGGTCATGCTCTGCTGGTTTTTCTTGAGGCTGCTTTGCACATCGCTCATCTGGTCGGCAAACGCCTGTTCAATCGAGGTAAAACGGGCTTCCACGTTTTCGCTTTGTGCCTGCACATGCTCTGCCACGGCATTCACTGACTCATGCACATCACTAAAGCGGGCGTCATCGCTCATTTGCTTGCGGTTGAAAATACCCTTCACGCGGTTGAGCAAGGTGACGCCCGGCTCGGCCACGTCTTCAAATTCCAGTTGCACTTCCACGGCGGCAGAAAACAGGTTGTCGGGGTGAGATTTACGTGCAGCCAGTGGGTTGTGCTTGGCTTTGGCGCTGAATTCCAGCATTTCAGTGCCGAGGCTGGCCGGGTCATCGGTGACCGCCAGCCCAACCAGATAGGCTTTACCGCTGTTGGCAAAGTTCGGGCGGATTTCCATGGAGGTATAAATCTTCTGACGGTCTTTATTCATCAATACCAGCTCATCCGTTGGGCTGATTTGGGCGAATAAGGCGCGCTTACCGTTCAGCGCGGAATCATCGTCAATGGTTTCCGCTTTCAGGCCGATCACGTCGCCATAGCGGCGAAATGTGCTGTCGGGTGACAGGCTTTTCAGGTGTTCCAGATTGATACGGCAACCGTAAACGCGTGGGTCAAAGGCATCAGCCATTTGGTTAATGTCGTTGGCATCAATTACGCGACCGTCGCAGGTGTCGCCCTCAACGCCGATACGGAAATATTTAGAGACTTTCTTAGCCATATTTAGCCTGTCCAGTGGTGAATAAAAAGTAGGTGGGTGTTCGGGGCTTAGTTTCCAGACTCAGCGGCGGGACAACAACGAAAGCCAGACGTGACAAGGCTGGCACAACAGGCACCACAAGCCGGAGGCCTGTGGGGTCGCGTAGCCTAATGGCATGAATATGACACCGAACACCCTCATCAGTGACCCACGACGACAGGCGGCTTTGCTTTACTGGCAGGGTTTTTCTGTACGCCAAATCGCCGACCAGCTAAACCAAAAATCGCCGACCGTGCAGAGCTGGAAGAAACGTGACGGATGGGACGCTATCGCGCCTATTTCGCGCGTGGAAACCAGCATGGAAGCGCGGTTGATTCAGTTGATCATGAAAGAGGTGAAGGAAGGGCGAGACTTTAAAGAAATCGACCTGTTAGGCCGTCAGATTGAACGACTGGCGCGGGTAAACCGCTATAGCTTGACCGGCAGTGAAGCCGACCTGAATCCCAACGTCGCCAACCGCAATAAAGGTGACAGAAAGCCACCGGATAAAAACCTGTTCAGCGATTCTGCTGTTGAAAAGCTGGAGTCTATCTTCCACGACACTATCTTTGAATATCAGCGCGGCTGGTTCAATGCCGGGCTGCAACACCGTATCCGCAATATCCTGAAATCCCGCCAGATTGGTGCGACTTTCTTTTTTGCCCGGGAAGCATTGCTGGACGCCATTACCACCGGACGCAATCAGATTTTCCTGTCAGCCAGTAAGGCACAGGCGCACGTATTCAAAAACTACATTATCGATTTTGCCCGAGAGGTGGATGTCGATCTGAAAGGCGACCCGATGATGTTAGCCAACGGCGCGCGCCTGTTCTTCCTCGGTACTAACGTCCGCACGGCACAGAGCTACACCGGCAACCTGTATTTAGATGAATATTTCTGGATACCCAAGTTTCAGGAATTACGCAAAGTCGCCAGCGGCATGTCATTACACAAAAAATGGCGTACCACCTATTTCTCCACGCCGTCGAGTCTGGCACACAGCGCTTATCCGTTTTGGTCTGGCGAACTGTTCAACAAAGGCCGAGGCAGTAAATCTGAGCATATTCAACTGGATCTCAGTCACAGCCATTTAGCCCGTGGAGCGTTATGCGGGGACGGTCAATGGCGGCAGATTGTTACGGTAGAAGATGCGTTAACCGGTGGTTGTAGCCTGTTTGATCTCGACCAGTTGTTACTGGAATACAGCCCCGCCGAATATCAAAACTTGCTGATGTGCGAATTTGTTGACGACAAAGCCTCGGTCTTTCCGTTCGGTGAGTTGCAGATTTGCATGGTCGATAGTTTGGATGAATGGGAAGACTTTAACCCCGACGCGATGCGTCCGTTTGGTTATCGGCCGGTGTGGATTGGTTACGACCCGTCCCACACTGGGGACAGTGCCGGATGCGCGGTGATTGCGCCACCGATGGTGATCGGCGGCAAGTTCCGCGTATTAGAGCGCCACCAGTGGAAAGGCATGGATTTTGCCGCCCAGGCAGAAAGTATCAAGGCGCTGACGGAATGCTACAGCGTGGAATATATCGGCATTGACGCTACCGGCCTCGGCCAAGGGGTTTACCAATTGGTGCGAGAGTTCTACCCGGCTGCGCGGGAAATTAAATATACCCCAGAAGTCAAAACCGCCATGGTGCTGAAAGCGAAAGACACCATCAACAGCGGACGGCTGGAATACGACGCCGGTCATTCGGATATCACCCAATCCTTTATGGCGATCCGCAAAACCATGACCGCCAGCGGCGGCCGTTCGACCTACGTTGCCAGTCGTAGTGAAGAAGCCAGCCATGCCGATGTGGCATGGGCAATCATGCACGCCCTGTTAAACGAACCCCTCACTGCTGCCAATGGCTGCGTTAGCCCTAACATTCTGGACATTAACTAATGAGTAAACGTAAAGGTAATAAAGCATTTAACAAACCGGCTGCCACGAAACCGGCAGAACCGGCGCAGGAGGGGATCACCTTTGCTTTTGACGACCCGGAAGGCGTGATGGATAAGCGCCAGATTCTGGATTACATCGAATGCACCGACAATGGCAAATGGTACGAACCGCCGATCAGCTTTGACGGGCTGGCACGCAGCTTACATGCGGCCGTGCATCACAGTTCACCGATTTACGTGAAGCGCAATATTTTAGCCAGCACCTTTATCGCTCACCCATTATTGAGTCAGCAGGCATTTAGCCGCTATGCGCTGGATTATTTACTGTTTGGTAATGCTTTTTTGGAACTGCGCAAAAATCAGCTTGGTGATCCGATGCGGCTGGATGTCTCCCCGGCTAAATATACTCGTCGGGGAACAGAGAACGGTGTTTATTGGTTTGTGCAAAACTGGAAGCAGGCGCACCAGTTCGCCGTCGGTAGCGTCTTCCATCTGATCGAACCGGATATTAATCAGGAACTTTATGGCTTGCCGGAATACCTCAGCGCGCTGAATTCCGCATGGTTAAATGAGTCGGCCACGCTGTTCCGTCGCCGCTATTACAAGAACGGCGGCCATGCCGGTTACATTTTGTATGTGACCGACGCGGCGCAGACCAGCAGTGACATTGAAAAAATGCGTAAGGCCATGAGTGACACCAAAGGGTTAGGCAACTGCCGTAACCTGTTTATGTTTGCCCCCAACGGCAAACCCGACGGCATTAAGGTGATTCCCTTGAGTGACGTAGCGACCAAAGACGATTTTTTCAATATCAAGAATGCCTCCCGCGATGATCTGCTCAGTGCTCACCGGGTGCCACCGCAGATGATGGGTATTATCCCGAGTAACACCGGCGGGTTCGGCGATGCCGCCAAAGCGGCACAGGTTTTTGTGCGTAACGAGTTGACGCCTTTACAGGAACGAATGAAAGACGTGAACGAGTGGATAGGGGAAGACGTGATCCGCTTTAAGCCGTACCAGTTAGCCGCAGAAGAATAGCCCGCAGTATCAAACCAATCCGCCGCAAGGCGGGTTAACCTCGCCATTGACCGTCCCCGCCAGCCCTTACAGCCTGTCCGATAATCAACACGCTCGCACTGATTTGCCGCGCCAACGCGCCAGCACGGACGAACCACATCCCACACGGGCATTTCTGGAGCATCAAGCCGCCAGCACGTTAGAAATCCCCTCACCAAACCTCAGCGCGCGCAAGTTAACCCCGCCTGCGCGCTTTCACTTTACCTATCGCTTTTCATGCATGACACAGAAACGCGAAAAGTCCATATGGCAAGGGCTTTTCGCGGGTTTGCAATGCAGGGCAGATCATGCGGAATCATGCACTCTATGCATGCAGTGCGTTGAAATAAACTCAGAGGCTAACGGTGTCGCCAATTTCCAGTAGGTTTAATGAGATCTTGGGCTGTCAGCATTGTAGAAAATAGCTTCGTCGTTTGGATCAACCACTATCTGGTCAGTCAGGTCTGAAATAAACGACATGGCCAGCAAAAACTCCTTGTTATTGCATTGTGCGACTTGCGAAACCTCAGCAATAAACTTAATTCTGGCTAAGGTTAATTCAATTCTTTCTTCGGGTTTCAATGCAGGCTCCTTATTATACTGTAATTATGTACAGTATTAATGAAAAAGGTATACAGGTCAATACGGTATACGTTGGTTTGAACAAAATTAGAGGATTGTGACGCGCTATATGTATTAAATATATTCATCTGTGACGCGTCACGCCGATTCAAATGACATTAATTAACAGGCGGTTTATCCCTTTGGTTTGCCAGCAGGCGGCCTCGCCGCGTAAACAGCACCCCGTCGGATCGCCCGGCGCTTTATCGCCGCATCTTTCGCAGCATTCTTGGCTAAGTTCGGCCAGTTGTTGTTCTAATCGCTGGTTATCTTGGCGAATAAGCAGCGCGATATATTCCGGTAAATCATAAGCGGGGCGAAACAGACGCCGGGCGGCCATGCCTTCGGTCAACATGGCGAACTCTTCCGGTTCTAATCTGACGCGGATTTCATTGATACCGGCGGCTTTGTCGCGCTGGCGTTGTGCCTGTTTACGGGCGGTAGCAGGGGTTTTAGTCATGAGTGGCCTCACTGATAGGGTGATCGTCGAATTCCGGCCAGTCGGATAGCACCGGATAGTGAATAGCAACGCCGTCAAAGGTGATTTTTGCCCCACGGGTCAGGGCGTTGAGTTCCCAAGGTTCGGCGATAATGTCCTGTAGCAGTAAATCCCGGCGAATTTGGGCGATGCGTTGCCGTTCTTCGCGGGTTAAACGGGCTGAAGGGGCGATAATTCGGGCTTGAGTCGGGTTATAACTGCGTTGCATCTTGCTAATGCGTGGCTGGTTTTCTTTCATTCGCGCCACAATCGCCCTCACGGCGGCAGTGTCGGTGAAGTCGATAACTGCATCCGGTGGGTATTCCATCGCCATCACAGGCGTTTTAGCCTGCCCGTTGGGGTCATTTGGCGCTCGGGTGTTTCCACCTAACCCACAGTTATTGACAGGACTCCGAGGCGCGCCAGAGGCGCTTTTCAACGTCAAAAGCTCAACGTCAACGGCACCAGCAACGATGCGCCATTGGATTGTGCGGGTTTCATGAATATGGTCAGCGCCTAAATGCGGCGCATAAATACCGACGACTTTCTGCACTTCCTCATCGTAAGCGTTCAGCTCATCGGCGATACGTTTGGCTAACCGGACGGTCTGGTTGCCGCAATTGGTGCCACCCTGCGCAGCGATGTAGGCAGCAAAATCACCCTCATCAGCCGCATGGCGCACAGCTTCCACCGTTTCGTCAAACGACTCGGCCAGACTGATAAAACGGATACGGCGACACTCGCGATAGGCTCCCATGGAGGGAATACCCATTGGGCGAAACTGAGGGATGCGCCACGTTGCCGCCCATGCTGTAACCGCCGCAGCGGAATCGGTTAGCAGCTCACCGGTTTCATGGTCGCGTTCACCCTCAAGCGCATAGCCGTCGATATTCTTGGCAATGTATTTAGCGATGTAACCAGCGGCTCCGCCTTTGTTCAGGTGCTTGCACTCAAAGCGATATTTAGCGGCTCCGCGCTCCTCACTGTCTTCTTTCAACGCATAACGGCGCATTATGTCGATAATCTGTTGGCGCTGGCGGCTCTCACAAAACAGCATCATGTGCCAGTGCGGGGTGCCGTCGTGGTGCGGCTCAACCACCCGCATTCCGTAGACACTTAATTTATTGTCTTTAAAGGCAGTGCGCATTTTGCTCCAAATATTGCAGAGGTAGCGCTGACCGTCTTTGGGGGAATAGGCTTCATCGTCCCACTTATGGTTAAGCTGGACTTTCTCGTTATCCCCTTTACCGATAACGCGGGTCGGGTGATATTTTGACGGGGTGGTGACGGTCAGGAACATGCCGACGTGCTTCTGTGAAGCGGCATATTTTTCGATACCGGCGATGGTGCTCATTAGCTCCATACGGCGAATTTCTGGATTGGAAATACTCGCCATCACCTTATCAATCAGGTCGATGCGCTCACCAGTTTCAATATTTTCTAACTGGCAGCTTTTGAGGTATTCCAAATTAGACTGGCGGCGGGCGAACACTTCACGGATGGCCTGCTTACTGGCATAAGAAGATGCTGACTTATCACGGCTGACATTACCGACTGCAATCAATAACGCTTCCCGCCAGCGGGTACGCTGTGCTTTGAGTTTGCGCTCCCACCACTCAGGGTTAACCAGCCGTGACAGACTGGCGATAGCAGACGTGATATCTAACCGGCCTTTCAGGTATTTGCGCCAGTGCATCGGGATGATATTAAAAGCGCGCGCCATTCTGGCAAGATCGCCGTATATCCGTACCTGTGTATCCGCCTGCAATAAAACAGCCCTGTCACCCTGATTAGCCTTATTGCATTCATCACAATGATGGTTGTACGCCACCATTAGCGCATCACCGATTTTGCGGGCAAAGCGGCGCAGCTCTTTATCATGCATACCCGCCAAGCTGGCATAGGTTGGGGCATCAGTTGAAAAGCTCATTGACGCACTAAGGCGCATAACATTTTTACTATTGACCACCTGAATACGCGGCCAGATACGCTGGTCAAAAACAAACACTAGCCATTTATTAGCGTCGTTTAGCCCTTTATTGGCTAACAGATATTGATAGCGTGAAATGAACTGGCTACGCAGGAAGTGAGGCAGATTATTGATATTGGCTAAAACAGCTTGCCCCTGAATCAGTTGTTCACGGGTAAGCGGTCTTGCTGGTGCAAGGGTTTGGCGCGGTTTGCTGCCGGGATAGGCATAAGCAGGAACAGCAGCGCCGCTGCCCGGATAAGGCAACGGCTCGGATGGAATAGTGCGACCACGATCGGAAAGAGTCACTCACCGGCACCCATAATGAACTCAATACGCCCAAATAATGCCGCCTGCATTTCTTCTGGCGTTTCCGGTTCTCCGGGACTACCTAAGCCAGCAAAAAAATCTGAAATTTCACTAAGTAAAATAGCTTTATCAGGAAATGGAGTCGAAATTAGAACAGTCTTAGCCTGAAAAGCCTCTTGGCACAATTTACCGATACGGCCAATTTCATTAGCCAGAGAGGTGAAGCTATTAATAGGAGTAGCAAAAATCTGACGCTTGATTAAGCCAGTGACGAGTTGTTCAATGGTCGGGTAATAAGCGACAGGCTCTAAACGTTCCTGACCTTCGCTTTTACCGGTTTTACCGACTTTTACCTCGTTCAGAATAAATTGCATACTGTCAGAAGTAATAACGTATTGATCGCCGATTTTGATATTCATCTAGGTAGGTGCCTTTTGATGTGTGGTTGAGTTAATGGTTAGTGTTGTGATTGATTCAGAATTTTTTCGGCTACCTGAAAAAGCAGTTCCGACGCTTCAACACCGTTAAGCTCTTTATTCAGAATTTTGGTTGCCATGTTTTCCAAATAGTTTGAAACGATAATTGCCTGATTTTTTCTCTCATCCATACGCGCGTCATTAAGCATTATTTCCATTGATTCGAATGACATCATGGTTACAGTGTGCTCACTGCCATGCTTGGCTGGGTCTACACCCATCCAAATATTTTGTGCTGTATTCTGCATAGATAACTCCTATTTTTAGGTAATACGCAGCCCGGCGAGTTGAACGCCATAATTTGCGATGATGGTTAATTATTAATATTCAGAGTTCAGTCATCGTTACTGATAAAGGGCGGTAACGAGAGAGTAAACTCAGTTAAGTAATTAATTAACGTAAGTTTCTGGTTTTACCGAGGTGATAATGGTGGGTGCATCATCGAATATATTAAGCAATTCCCTCAAAGCTTTTAATAAGGCCTCGCGCCAATAACAGTTTTCGTTCTCGATGTGCCAGATAGGTAATTTAAACTCAACAGAAGTTAAGTCCGCGTGAAGAAATAAGGTTTTACGTACACTTAATGGCTGACGCTGAATAAAAGCAATATTACTGATTTGATGCTTACGATATTTAGCGAGGCATTGGCGCAGTTCATTGATGGAGCCGACCAAACGTTCTCTTTCCGGTTCGTTCATTTCTTCCATTCGCAAAAGAGAATGACGTTTTTTCAATTCCGCATGAAAGCAAATTGTCGCCCGATAGCGAGAGGGTAGGTTATTGTAAAATTTGCAGGTGTCTTGCCAGCGGGAATCAGCAAAGTATGCGCCGATCAGTGCGCGTAAATGTGGTGGGATACTACGAACATTTTCAGCAGTAAATACGTAACATTGGCTCATAGGGCTTTGCTCCGAGCTGAGGTAAGAGCGCCTTTCGGCGGTGTCCAGCGACGTCCATCAGGGCGAATCACGATACCTTGTTGGCCTTTGCCGTGCTTAATTTCAAAACTGATTGAGCGCTCTTCCTGCTTACGCCAAAGTAGCGGGGCTACGGATATTGGTTTTTTCATCTCATTCACCTTATGTGAGGCTGGGGAAACTGCCGGAATGAATTAAATCTACTGCTGTTGAAAGCACCGGAACCGAATGAAAGCGTTCCTCAACGGCATAGGCAAACATCATCAGATCGCGAACTGCTCTATTAGCACGCGCTACGATGGCGTCTTTGCGGTTTTTGGTCAGACGATTCCCCGCCATTAGCCGGACTGTTTCACCTGCTAGTTCACCGGTTGCCGCTGTAATTTGTAAAACACGTTCTGGCAAGTTCTGTTGGCTTGATTGGCCGTCTACTCTCATTGAGGGCAGGCGGCCTAATTGTGCCAATGCACCATCTAGTAGGGTGCAGTCGCCAGTGGCATGAGTAATTCGGATCATTTCAATGGTAGTTAGCTCATGTGGTTGGGCTGGGTTTAGCTTATTGCGCAGTGTTTGAGGATTCATGGCGATAGACTCGGCCACTTGCTTAATATCCATCGCATCGGCGAAACGCCGTAAAGCGGAATCCCAATGAGTGTGTTTGTCGGTTCCTTTAGCAAACATTGAAAATGCCCTCTTAAATTCGAATAATCGAATTATGGTTTTATATAGCGGCATTTAAGCGCGTGTTGACGATTTCTTTCACGCCATGCATCAAGATTGATAAGAGCGTTGCCGTGTTTTTCCATCACATCATTTACTTCTCTGCCGGTTTTCTTGCAGATGTAGTTACGTTTAACGGTGGTGGTTGGCGTGGGAGCTAGTAGGACAACACCTTTAGCGATCCACTTTTCTAACAGTGAGTCACTGATTCCATTGATTTTTGCAAATTCTTTCTTGGACATGGTTGGCGAGACATTGGCCGCCAAAGCAGTTTCGATTGAGTTAGAAACGATTTCGCTCAATGCTGGGGTAAGAGATTGGACTAATGCCAACAGTAAATCAGGGGTAATTGCAGCCTCTAATGGCTGGCTTAACGTTGCAATATCTTGAGACATAACGCAATATCTCCTATAGGTCATGGTGTTCTATGGTGTTGCATGTGGTGTGTAGTCACTTTAAAACAACAATTGGCCTCGTGTAAACAACTTTTGTTTATTTATGGGTCTTTATATGAATTATAGCAAAGGCGATGCCTCCGAAATTCTAGAACGCCTGTCTTCAGCCTATGGTGTTTCTACGCAGAAAACCTTGGCTGAAGCGCTCGAAGTTCCTGCTGCGAATGTAAGTAATTGGCTTCAACGCAATAGTGTTCCGGGCGGAGCCTTTGTAAAGTGTTCACTTGATACAGGTGCGGACTTACGCTGGTTATCTACTGGTGAATTCGAAAATTCGAATAATCGAATTTTGAAGGCTGATTTGAAGGGGAAGGAACTGTACGAGCGTATTGTAAGTTCGGGTGGCAAAGCAGTACTGCAACGGATGTTACAAGCCTACGGTTTCAAAACTCAAAAGGAATTGGGTGATTTACTAGGAATTCCAACAGGGACGATCAGCACGTGGATTCGTAGAGATTTCTTCCCCGGCGATGTAGTGGTGGCTTGTGCCCTTGATACTGGTGCTTCCCTTGAATGGTTGGCAATGGGAAAGGGTATCGCGTATTTATCTACTCATGAATCAGAACAAAAAAATAATGGAGTGATCCATATTGCGAAAAAAACATTAAAAGCAGGAAAATTAAGTGAGGGGAGTTTTTGGACAACAGACACTCAGTTTTTACCCGATGACTTAATTTCACCTATTTTAGTACAAGGTGGGATGTGTTCTTGGCTGGTAGATTTTGGTGTAATTAGAATCAGCAATGGGCGCTGGCTTCTTGATATTGATGAAAACTGTGACATATACGATGTTGTTAGATTACCGGGGAATAGAATTAATATTGCAGGGAAAACAATGTGTTTTGAATGTGATGCTAATGCAGTAAACCCTTTGGGGATTGTATTGATGACAATTGAAAAAAACAACTAATATAGTGATTATATATATAAGGATTTTTTGATGAAAAAGTTTTTTAAGTGGATAGGGATAATTTTCGTTGTTTTAATAATTATCGGATACTTATCAGATGAGAAGAAAGGGAATACAAATAACGTACCAACATCTGAAAACACAGTGACAACAGAGTCAGTTAAAATAGTAGATACTGAGAAGAAAGAACCTCAGCAGAAAATATATAAAACTACAGCTAGAGAATTGAATGCTGCATATGATGAAAATGAAGTGGCAGTTGATGAGGCAATAAAGGGAGCAATTGTTCAAGTTACAGGAATAGTTCAATCTATAGATAAAGATTTTACTGATTCCATTGTAATTCGACTTAAAACGGATAATGAATTTATGCCTGCTAGCATGACGATGAATGACTCAGAAAAGCAAATAGCGTTAGGTCTTAAAAAAGGCCAAAAAGTTGTTATTAAATGTAAGCGTATGACTCGTATTATCGGTTCTCCTGCCGGCTCTAAATGTACATTCAATTAA